TGATGGTACAAGCAATGCGGATTTGATAACGTGTTCAGCAGCTGCAAACAACATTGTTCAGGCTATTACAACAGCTATATTGATCGGCGATAGTTACACAAGTTCAGTATATTTAAAAGGCGCTGGCTCAGATATTGGCAAAGATGTTTGGTTAGCTGTTCGTAGGGCAGGTGCTGGAACTTTAGAGCAGGGTGCCGTAAAACATACGCTTACAAATTCATGGGTAAGAGTGACCGCGTCTTTGGCGTTTACTACTGTTCAAACAGGTGTAAGTCTCGATATACGAACAGACTATTCAGGTGGTACTCCGGCAAGCTCTTTTTATGCTTGGGGCGCTCAATTGGAAAAAGGCTCATTCGCTACTTCATACATCCCAACAACCTCAGCTACCGTAACTAGAGCAGCAGATAATGCTTCAATGGTGGGTAGTAACTTTAGTAGTTGGTATAACCAGAGTGCGGGGACTATTTACTGTGCAAGTGATTCTCCGCTAACTACAACTACTGCTCAAATGAATTGGTATATTAGTGATGGAAACACTAACAATACGATGTTTAATCGTAAAAATTCATCAAATTTAAATGCAACAGCTGTAGTTTCAGGAGGTGTGACCCAAGGGGATATAACTTCCTTCTCGACTATCGCAGCTTATAGTACAGTTAAAGCAGCTTTTGCATATAAATTAAATGATTTGGCTATTAGTGTTAATGGTGCGAGTGTTGGAACCGACCTAGCAGCGACTATACCTACTGTTGATAGAATAAACTTAGGACAAAATACCGCTAATGGGCAGATACTAAACGGTCACATCCAATCCATCAAATACTACCCAACACGTTTACCTAACGGCACATTACAAGGGTTAACAGCATGATTGATTATTGCTTAAAGTTTAAAGACCAAGCCGAGGCTGACAAGGTATTAGCGGATATCAATGCATCGGTTGACATGATCGGAACAATCCATAAGCCGACGGGTAAAATGCTGAAAGATGAAGATGGCAACGAATATCCAGCGTTTGCAGCAATAGACGGTTATCATGTGAATGTCAGAGCAGGTGAAGAAATTCCCACTTTAGATACTTACAAAATCGAACCAAAAACACCTTCAAGGGTTTGGGCATGAAAGGCGTAGGCATAAGAGCATTAACACCTAAGCAAGAGGCGTTTGCCAAACTTGTGGCTGATGGTAGCGATAAGGCTAACGCTTACCGAATAGCTTACAATTCAGGTTTTAGCAAACAAGGCTTGGCAACTAAAGGCAGTGAAACCGCTAAACGTCCAGCAGTAGCGGCTAGAATTGCAGAATTAAAAGCAGATGTTCGAAAACTTGAGTTATGGTCAAAAGAAGATTCAATTCGAGCATTAATTAACGTCATTAATGATCCAGATAAAAAAAGCGATGTTGTAACAGCGGTTAAAGAACTAAACAACATGCACGGTTTCAATTCAGCAACAGAACTCAAACATACTGGCGATATTGCTATTACTCAAATTGTAAGAAAGATTGTTGATGCAACTTCAGATTGAAACACCACGGGCATTTTTGCCACTATTAAAGCCAAGCCGATACAAAGGCGCGCATGGTGGTCGTGGCAGCGGAAAATCTTATTTTTTTGCTGAATTATTGGTTGAACGCTGTTTAATGCAAAAAACCCATGCGGTTTGTATTCGTGAAATTCAAAAGTCTTTAAATCAGTCAGTAAAAAAACTGATTGAAGAAAAAATTGAAGTATTGGGCGTTCAAAAACATTTTGAAATCCAAGAAACATTGATTAAAGGCAAAAACGGTTCGCTAATTATCTTTCAAGGTATGCAGAATCACACAGCCGATACAATCAAATCGCTTCAAGGTTATGACATTGCATGGTGTGAAGAAGCACAAAGCTTATCATCACGTTCACTTGAATTATTACGGCCAACTATTCGTAAAGAAAACTCAGAAATTTGGTTTAGCTGGAATCCAGACCAACCAACTGACCCTGTTGATGAGTTTTTACGGTGCGAAAATCCACCACCTGATGCAATAGTATGTGAAGTAAACTATATGGATAATCCGTGGTTTCCTGATGTATTGCAACAAGAAATGGATTACGACAGATCGCGTGATCCAGACAAATATCTCCATGTTTGGTGTGGTGGCTACAATACAAACTCAGAAGCCAGAGTTTTTAAAAACTGGACAATCAAGGAATTTGAAGCGCCGCTTGGCATGATGTTTAGATTAGGTGCTGACTGGGGATTTGCTAAAGATCCAACGGTTTTGGTTAGATGCTTTGCAGTAAATAACAAACTGTTTATTGATTATGAAGCGCACATGGTTGAGTGTGAAATACCAAACACACCGGATTTGTTTCGTCGTGTTCCGGAATCGGACAAATGGTTTATTACCGCCGATAGTTCACGGCCTGAAACAATATCATACATGCGAAAACATGGATTTCCTAAAATCAATCCAGCCGAAAAAGGAAAAGGCAGTATTGAAGATGGAATTGAGTTTCTAAAATCGTTTGATATTGTTGTTCATCCGCGATGTGTTGAAACAATTAAGGAATTAACACTGTATAGCTACAAAGTTGACCCATTGACTGGAACTGTTATGCCAATATTTGAAGATAAAAATAACCATGTAATTGACGCATTACGCTATGCATGTGAAGGCATTAGAAAAGCCAGCAAAGTTAAAACTGTTAAACCAATCGTCCAGCCGTATCGTCAATACGATGTCGGCATAATGTAACTATTAATCAAGAGCCGTTATGTACAACGATATTTATCCACAGCAAAATAAAGATAATGCCGCTACCAATTATTTCGATGGTGAAGATATTGGCTTTATGCAAGAACAAGAACGATTGGCAAAACTTAAAGCGTTTGCTGGTAAATTAACGCAAAAACGCAAAGAAGCCGAAGATGGTAGACGGCAATCTGGCATTGAAGATAAATGGAACGAGGACGATGATCATTACAACGGCATCGACAATGCTAATCGCAAAGAAATGATGTTGAAATCACCATCGGTTGCAGGTAGTCCGTACTATCTGAAGCCAATGACTGATGATCAAGTACGTTCAACCGTGTTTGTGAATATTACTGCGCCTTATGTTGATATGGCTTCAAGTCGTGTAGCTGACATGTTGTTACCTACCGATGATAAACCGTTTATGATTAAAGCCACGCCAATTCCCGATATTGAAGCGGCTATTCAGAATAATGATCCAATGCCTAGTGGACAACATACAGTAGGTGAAGCGGCTCAAGCGTTTGTTAAAGAGGCCAATGACAAAGCAACCAAGGCTGAAACTCAAATTTGGGATTGGTTGATTGAATCAAATTGGCATTGTGAAGCGCGTAAAGTATTAGAGCAAGCGGCAAGAATCGGCACGGGTGTAATGAAAGGGCCATTTCCAGAAGTACGCAAAAAACGCAAAGTAACTAAATCAGAAGATGGCATTGCACTAGAAATTGTTGAAGAAATAAAGCCGGCTTCAAAATTTATTGATGTTAGGAATTTATATCCTGATCCAACATGTGGTGGATGTATTCACGATGGCTCATATATTTTTGAAAAAGACGAAATAAGCTTGCGCCAATTGCGTGACCTTAAAGGATTGCCAGGCTATATTGATTCTGAAATTGATGCTTTGATAAAAGAAGGCCCAAATAAAAAATACATCAATACGCGTGGCGATGCAAAAGACCAAGATAAGTTCGACATTTGGTACTACCACGGCGAAGCTAACGCAGACGATTTGCAAGCAGCAGGATTAGACGCAGAAGAAGGCGATGAAATCCCTGTTGTTGTTGTAATGATTAACGATAGAGTGATTAAAGCCAGTGTCAGTATTTTTGATAGTGGCTCATTTCCATATGACGTTATGGTTTGGCAACGTCAAATTGATCATTGGTGCGGTATTGGTGTTGCAAGACAAATTCGCACACCACAACGAATTGTTAATGCGGCAACTCGCGCAATGTTAGACAATGCTGGCGTAGCGGCAGGTCCTCAAATTGTTATACGCCGTGGTGCAGTCACTCCAGCCGATGGTGAGTGGAGCGTTACGCCAATGAAGCTTTGGACAGTTGATGAAGATGCTGATGTTAATGATGTTGCTCATGCTATTCAAGCAATTCAGATACCAACCATGCAAGCTGAACTTCAAAACATTATTAAATATGGTTTTGAATTAGCGGAAAAATCCACCAATATGCCATTGTTAATGCAAGGCAATCAAGGCAATGCAACGGATACCGTTGGTGGCATGACAATTCTTGATCGTAATGCTTCATCAGTATTACGCCGAATTGCTAAAATTTGTGATGATGATTTAACCGAGCCGCATATTCAACGTTATTACGAATGGCTATTAATTTATGGTGAAGATGATTCGTGTAAGGGCGATTTTTCTATTGTGTCATTAGGTAGTACAGCGTTTTTTCAACGTGATGCAGAAAACCAAGCAATTATGCAGTTATTGCCATTAGCAGGTAATCAAGGATTCCATCTTGATCCAGATAGACTAATGGTGGAAATCTTAAAAATGAATCGGATTAGTCCTGAGCGCGTTAGATACACTGATGCTCAAATTATGGAAATGCAAAAAGCCGCTCAACAAAATCCACCTGTTGATCCTAGAATTGAAGGACAAATTAAAGTTGAGCAATTGCGTCAACAAGGCGATATGCAACGCGAACAATTGCGCCAACAATCAACACAAGCTGAATTAACACAAAAAGCCAAGCTTGATGAATCTGAAATCGCTTTGAGAATTCACTTAGCGCAAGAAGAAATGCAACATGCTAAAGAAATGAAGCAAATGGAATTAAATCTTGAAATGATGAAATTAAGCCAAGCGCAAAATATTTCTTTAGATGAAATTAAAGCCAAGCTATCAAGCGATGTAATGAAGCTAAGAACACAAAAAGAATTGTCAGAACAATCATTAATGGCACAAGCTGGCGCACAAGGCAGAGAACACGCTTATGCAAAACAAGTAGCAACACCAGTTGTTGAACCTGCTGGCAGAGCTGATAACGGTCATGCATTTGAACAATGATTTTATTGACTTTTTAAATTAAACAGCGTTTAATTAACTACGAATATGCTACTTACTAAAACAGAACAAGAATCAATCCTTTGGAAAAAAATAGAAGCCCGTTTAAACGAGTTACTAGAATCCGATAGGCGAGCATTGGAAAAGATTAGTAACAGCGTCGAAATGACCGCAGTAATTCGCGGTCGAATTAAAAGAACCCGTGAGCTAATCGCTTTCGGTTCGGCCACAGAAGTGACTGAAAATTTTGATAACTAACTAAAAGGCTATCGCAATGAGTGAAAATTTATTTGAATCGAATGACGATTTTGATGATGTTGACGATAATGAACAATTAGAGCCGACACAAGATGAAGTAATCGAGGATAATTTTAATGAGGGCATTGCTATAGCCCGAAATGAAGAACATGAAACACCGATACTAGAAAGCTCATTTTCTTTATCAAAAGAAGATTGGGAAGAAGTCGCGGCAAAAGCTAAAAGTTATGATGACTTGCAAGAAAGATTGACTAAAACACACGACAAAGCGTTCGGAAAAATTGGCCAATTAGAACAAGAGTTAAAAGAACTTAGAGCTATTAAAGCACAGCAATTTGAATCTACACCCATTACAAAAGAAACATTTAAAAATGTAACTGAATATTTTGCGGATGAAGATTTTGCTGAAAAGCTTGCAAGTGATTTAGCTGGTATTCAATTTGGTGGCAATGGTACTTCATCATCTGAACTTGAAGTTATTCGACAAGAAATTGCATCGTTTAAACAAGAATCAGAAATAAAAATACTAACCGTTTTACACCCAGACTGGAAAGACGTAGTAAATAAGCCTGAATTTGACACTTGGCAACAATCTTTAAGCCCAGAAGGGAAAGCAGAGTTGGCCGCTTTGCAATCTGAAAAATGGGATGGATTACAAGCGGCAAAAGCTATTACAGGTTTTAAAAGCTGGGAAAAACGAAAAGCTGATGCTGAACTTAAAAAGCAAGAAAGATTGTCGCAAGCTGTACCATTAAAAGGCGCGGGAATTGCAACAAGAACATCAACGCTTGATTCAGAAGATGCTTTTAATGCTGGTTTAGAAAATGTTCGTAAATCAAGAAAACTTTAAGTAATACCAACGGTTGGGTTATTTGAAAACCTAATCTTAACGTTTGGCAGTTGGTGCGCTGACTGCTGGGTACACGTTTTTTATAATAGGAGATGCTCAAATGAGTATGCAATACTTTGATACCAGCCCTGCAAGGATTGGTAAATTGGCGGGTGAAATCATCGGCCATGCAATGTGGACAGAGGTTTTAACCCCTGCCATTGATCAAAAAGAAATGCCAAAGAACAAATCAGATACCGTAATTTTCCGTTCTTGGGTTCCTTATGGTGGTACTGCTGCCAACCCTAATACATTTTTTGCGGCTAATAACGCACAAGGTGTACAGTTAAGCGGCGATAACTTTGCTACTTCGCATATTACTCAAGAAGGTGTTACACCTGCTGCCGATACAATTGTACCGCGCGATGTAACCATGATCTTGAATCAGTATATGGCTTTGTATGCTTTGACAGATAAAGACTTCGATTTGTACGAAGATGACATCCCAGAAGCAATGAAAGAACAAACTGGCGAACGTATGGGCTTAGTTCGTGAAATGGCTATTTACGGCCAAATGAAAAACTGCACAAACAGATTTTATGCTGGTTTGTCTGGCGGTTCTGCTGTTACTACTCGTGCTGGTGTTAACTTGCCAGTTCAAGAACGTTGGGTAAGTAAAGTAGCTCGTTCATTACAAGCTAATCACGCTAAACAAATTACCAAAATTTTGTCACCTAGCCAAAACTTTGGTACAACTCCTGTTGAAGCGGCTTATGTTTGCTATGTACACACTGATGCTGAATACGATATTCGTCGTTTACCAGGCTTCCGTGAAGTAGCAGCATACGGTACACGCACACCAATTAGCGAATACGAATTAGGCACATGGCAGCGTATCCGTTTTATCGTTTCACCTGAATTGCAACCAATTCTTGCTGGTGGTGGTTCTGTTGGTACAACTGGTTTGCAATCTGTAGGCGGTTCAAACATCGACATTTATCCATTCATTTTCTTGTCAAAATCTGCTTTTGCTCAAGTTAAATTGCGTGGCGCGGCAGCGGTTGATCCTATTTGGTTGCCACCAGGACAAAAAGATAAAAACGATCCAGGCGGTCAACGTGGTTACATCGGTGCTAAATTCTGGCACACATGTGGCGTGTTGAATCAAGGCTGGATTGCTGTACTTGAAGCTGGCGTTTCTGCCCTTTAATTACTGATGCACAAGGATGTGCTTAATATTTTTGGAGATTTTTAAATGCCTACTTTAGTTTCTGCACTGAATCAACAGGAATCAGTCGATAACAGAACAAATAAGCTGTCTAATCGTCGTGATGGTATTGAGTTAAACCGTTTATTAGCATCTGCACAGTATGATATTGCTGTATTGCAAGCTAATTATGCGGCCTTGTTAACTCGTTTGGATACTATTGCAACGACCGCCGGCGCATCTGCTATTACTGGCACTGCGTTTGGTTCGGCTAACCGTAATACTTACGGTCCTGACGTTCCAGGCACTACACAGCTTACATCCACAACATTCTTACCATAACAGGAGTTACTTATTATGGCTGAAAAAAATGCTTTTTACGGGTTGAATTTAAACTTCCCGACTGGCGGCATCACTGCCACTTCTGGCGCTGTAACCGTTACTGCTGGTACAGGCGGCTTAACTGCTTCTAATGGTGGTTATTATGCTAACTTAACTGCTGGTGCTAAAACGCCTGTTTATTTTGATAACAATGGTAAAACATTGGCATCTACTGGTACTGCTGCACCTGTTCTTTTGTCTGGTTCATTCCCAGCATTAGTAAACGGTAGTACAACCAGTGTAACCTATGGTCAAGGCGCAATCGTTGTATTTGCATTGGCTAACTTAGCTACTGTTAGTGGCATTGCCAATACACCAGTAGCATGGAATCAATCAGGTACAATTGGTTTGGTTGCTGTTGTTGGCCCTATCGCTAATATTGATCCTAATGGCGCTTTATTAGGTGCTGAAAATTCAGTTGGTCAAAACGGTGGTTCAGGTGCTTTGCAATTCCCTGATTTGCCAGATTTGTTGACACCAGTAGGTTATTTCACAGTTAGAAATCCAGCGGGTTCTTCAACTGCAACATTTACCTTTGGTACAACCAACTGGAATGCGACAAGCATTGTAACAACTGCTTATAACATTACAGCATACCCATTAAGACCATTAGTTGGTTTTTAATTGGTTTGGCGGCTTGAAATATAGCCGCCATTTTTTTAATTTAAGAGGAAAATATAATGGCTCGTAGAGGAAGCATTAGTACAAATGAAATTGATCAGCCTTTTGCAACGCAAGAAATTGAATTGCCAGCAACAGGTCATATTGATAGAACTGATTCAATGTTTGATGATGATCAAATTGAAATCATTGATGAAACTGCCTTTAGAGAAGGCATTGAGCGTGAAAAATTTATGCGCGAAGAATTATTGGTTGAGGTTCACGAAAGTTCAAACCCAAACGCCGAACAATTTATTCAAACTTATGTTAATGGCGTAGCGCAATTTTTTGAACGTGGCAAAACCATGAAAGTTAAACGCATGTTTGTTGAAGCATTGGCAAGAGCCAAACCATACACTATGCAAACACCAGAATATATTGACTCAAACGGCAACCGCTCAACAAAGATTGTTAAAACATCTGCTTTGGCTTATCCGTTTGCAGTATTAAGCGATCCAAGTGGCGAACGTGGCCGCCGTTGGTTAGAAAACATCTTAATGAGTGCTTAATTTATGACCTACCTAGAGCTTGTCCAACAATTAAGAATGGAAAGCGGCATTGCCGGAACTGGACCAACAACAACTGTTGGTCAAATTGGCGAACTAGGTAGATTAGTAAGTTGGATTGATGAAGCGTATGAAGATATTCAAAATAAACGGAATAATTGGCGTTTTTTGCGCAAAAACTTCACGCTTGCATTAGTTGCAGCACAAAACATTTATCCAAGATCATCAACAGCGCTTACTTTGTCTGGTGGCGCTGTTAAAAATTTTAAACGAAATAGTTTAAGAATTTACACTGACACGGTAAATTTTAGTGATGAATTATGGTTGCCAAATCGTGATTGGGATTTGTTTCGTGATAATCGGTTAAGAGGCGCTAGTTCAAATCAAACTGGCAGACCTATTGAATTTTCGTCTGATCCATCAAAAGATGTTTATGTATGGCCAAAACCTGATTCATCCGTGCCGTATTTTATTCGTGGTGAGTATTATCAAATTCCTGATGTATTTACATCAGATAATAGCGAACCTATTTTTGATACAAATCAAATGGCAATTGTTTATAACGCTTTAATGCGTTATGCGGCGTATGTTAGCGAACCTGCTTTGTTTACTTATGGTCAACAGCAATACAATAGATTAATAGGCAAGCTTGAAGCTGATTGGGCAGAGCCTATTAGCCGTGGTGGTGCTTTAGCATGAAGATTACCAAACTGCCTATTAATCCGCACAAAGCCGATTTTATTCAGTTTACAGGCGGTTTAGATACAACTTCACCGCAAATCTTAATTCCATCTGGTTATTGCAAAGACGCTTTAAATTTTGAAGAAGATATTCTTGGCGGCTATGCAACCGTAGCCGGCTATGAACGTTATGATGGTAGATTATCACCATCAGAAGCATTGTTTTATTATTTATCTTATACAGGCAGTGCTGGCGCAATTGCTGTTGGCTCAACCATCACTGGCACAACATCAAGCGCTACAGGTTATGTTTTAGCCATTACGCCAACACAGTTTGTATTAACATCAATTACTGGCGTATTTAATGCGTCAGAAACGCTTGTTTCTCATTCTAGCATTACAGTAAATGGCCCTGCTGGTGTTGGTTCAGTTTATGATGATGCAACTGCTTATTATCAATTTTTAGCCAGTCAGCATTATCGTGGATTTATTGGCAAAGTAGGTGATGGCGCTTGTTCTGGTAGTGTGCTTGGGGTTTGGTATTACAAAGGCATTGTATATGCCTTCCGAAATCTTGTTGCTGGCGGTGTTGGTATGTTCAAATCAACATCAAGTGGTTGGTCACAAATCAGCTTAGGCT